CAGAAGAGACGCCGAACTTCTGGTCAACATATTGCCTACGGTAAGAGTGCCCCACATGAACCAAGACGGCCTCTTTCACTGATTCAGGTGGCGTAACGTAACCCGCCACATAAACCGCCTTGACGTTCATCATCCCGGTATTGAAAGCCGCCGTCCCGTTGAATAGGCGGATGATCCCGTTTTCTGTGTTTAGAACAATGTCCGCCGCCGGGATAATCGTATTTGATCCAAAGGCACGGTCAACATCGTCATAGAGGTTCGTTATCGATGTGACGGGGTATTGCCGTAGGATAAGAATATCTGTCCCGTCTCCGTCGTAATATTCAGTATTCGTCCTGGAAAGGAGTAGCCGTCCAGTGTAATCGTTCGCCCATATAGACGCGCGGTTGATCATTGTTTCCAATATCGAATCTTCGGACGCCGCCGTGATCTTAAGAAACGCCTTGGCTTCCGCCAGAGAAACGATGGCGTTGACTGTATCAAGAGACATTTATTTCTTACCCGTCTTGGAATATGAAACAGGCTCTTTCTTTTCTTCGACCAATACCCACTCTTTAGGAAAATCCGAAAACAACTGAACGGCCTTTTCGTCGCACACTTCCACCACGTCCCCATTCATTGCAAAAACGAGCGTTTCGTCTGGCGATCCGCCGTGATACCCTTTCCCGATATGCTTCAGCTTTTTCATGTCGTCACCTCTTCCGGCCCGCGCACGGGGGGAGTGAGTCTCCCCACTCCCCCCCGCCGCTTGCCGTTTTATTAAGCGATGTTATAACCAACGCCGATGGTCTTGTTGCTGGCCGTCGGATAGATGTCTTTGAACGTCACTCGCTCTTTCGCAACCAACGCGACCTGATCGGTTTCCGCATAAAGCTCATTAAGAACTTTAACGGAGTTGGCCGCCCGCCGTTCGCCCATGACCCAACCCGGACGATAAACAATGTAAAGAGCCGTCTTTGTCGTAGTCGTACCGTCATACACGTTCGACGCATTAAGGTCTTCACGCACGAACCCTGACACGAACACAGGCATACCGTCCACGTTCCCGAGAGATCCGGTAATCGCGGTGGCCGCGTTTCCGAAGTTCTGCATGGTCACGACTTCCGTCAGACCGAGGAGCTTGGCATACCCAACGGGTCCAGTGATGATGGCACAGTCAGCGGGGTTGACACCGTATTTCCCAAGTTTTACTCGGAGGGCTCGAAGGTTGGCAAGGCTGAACGTCGCCATATCGAGCTTATATGTCGCGCCACCGTCGTTCGCCGCCGCCCGAAGTCCGAGGGCAATACGTCGGCGCGAATCAGCCGCACCTGCACCGATGTCGGAATCTTCATGCGTCCCAGCAGAGTCGCCGTTCAGGATGAAGTCTTCACGGCCTTCCGCGATGGATTTCGCAATGTCACGAACCAACCAAGGGAGGATAGGAACGATCGCGTCCTCATCAAGTTCAGCAGAGGTGAGAACACGGGCCGCGTGACCAACTGCGGTCAAAGTGGCGTTTCCGATGTTGGATCCGTCGCCGACGCTGATCTTCGTTTGGCCAGTGTCGGCGGTCTGTTCCGCATGTTTGAAGGTGCTGATACGGGCCAATCCAACTGGCAATTTATACGGGTTAGACGGCATCACGATGGTTCGGAACAAGCTTGGGACCTTCGCTTCCAACTGAACCAATTCAAACAGTTCGTTGGAGAAGTTCGTTGGGACCCAGTCTCCCCCCTGCGCGGCAGTGGCGGTGTCCAACGCTTTTTTGAACGTACCGGCCCGACGTTTCCAGGTGTCCCAGGATTTAAGATGATTTACTGGTTTACCAAGAATCTTCGAGGCCACAACCATTTCGTCGATGTTTTGACGAAGTTCTTTAGGCATGGAACCGATGATCTCTGATTCTGCCCGTTCTTCTGCGGGGGCACCGGTAGCAAACTCAACCGATCGAGGCGTCGGCGCTGGAGTGCTGGCAATCAACCCTTTGATCCCTTCCATTAACTGCTCGGGGAGAGCCTGATTTCGTTCCCCCGCTTTCTTCACTTCTTCGGCCAAATCGCGGACCGATTTAATCACATCATCCATTTGCGTGGACATTTTATTCCCACGTCCTAAAGCGGGCGTTACCCCGCGCCGGGATATCCGGCGGACGGTAAAATCTGTTTTACTTCCCTAGAGCCTTTGAGATGTTCGCCAAAGTCTTTTTAACAATCGCTTCCGAATCTGGGTTGAGAGATCCAACAACCTGCGCCAGTTCCTTTACCACGTTGTGCAATTTCTCAATGTCTTCTGCTGGAACCTGGTCGTTGTCACTGATGATTTCGTTAAGCAAAGATGTCGCCGTCCCAACAAGGGCAAGCTTTGATTTGTCGATTGGCTTTCCCTTCACCACGCGGGCAAGCGTAATCAACTGTTCCAAAGACTTAACCAACCGCTCTTCCGGTTCCTTTTCAACGGTGGCGGACATCTCCGGTGAGCTAACAAGGAAAGTTTCACCATCGGACCCTTTTGTCACGGACGAATCACCCAGGCACTTAATGGCCATTTCGGCGATTTCCCGCGTAATCATGGCCCCAGGGTTGGCCGGGATGCTCACGGCGGAGAATTCAAGGAGTTCCGCATCTGTCCACACGGTCCCCTTTGTCCCATGCTCCGGGATATTCTCAATTACTTGAGCCTTTGGGATGAACCCAACCGAGAACGCATTGAGGAACCCTCGCTCATATAGACCGAATATCTCCGCCCCGCGCTCGGATTCGGTGTCGAATTCAGCGACGGCAATCAGACCGTTGGCGTCTTCTTTGATGTCAATCGCCCTACCGATTGGGGGTATTGACCCATCGTGCCCCCACAGGATGACAGGGTTTTTCTTGTAATTCGTAAGATCCCAAGCTCCCGGCGCGAACTTTTCAAGCGTCCGATCCCATTCGTAAGTCGAAACATATGCCGTTACCGTCTTTCTCTCGGCATCAACGCTTTTCGCGTAGGCGAGTTTTGCTTTCTTGTCCATCATTTCCTCCTTCATATGATCGCCCAAACCGTGTGGCCTGATTTTGGTTTGTGGCGGTGGCAATACGCCCGCCCTGCGATGTTGAAAAGTCCTTGAGTCTGCGCGCACTCTGAACAATGGTCAAACCCCATCTTGTCCAGGTATGCCATCGTCGCAATAACCGATACCGCGCTGGCGGATGACGTGACCTCTTTTGCCCATGTCGACGATGAAACCCTCTTTGCGGCTCCGATTAAAAATCTTGCGAATGTTTCGCGCATTTATTTCTCCGTTACCGGGAGAAGAGTACATCGACAATTGATTATGTTTCCTGGTCCCGCCGATGGGTCGCCAGGATACATGAGCGTATCCCCGTCTGACGTTATGAATGGTTGATCAATCGGTTGTTCCTGGCCCTCCATCTCCATGTGCATGTCCCGCACGCGAGAATCCCGGCTTGTTAGCCATGTCTTTCCAACGGCACCCAACTGTTTCATAGTGTCCGCTCCCGCCGCGTTTGACGCTCCGATGACCTCTGTCCGCGCGATCCTCTCTGCCCGTCCAGTGGCCGAGAAGTCGAAAAACTCTGTGATCCGATCTTCAATCTGTGCGATTGTTTCAGACTGCGAAAGCCCCTCCGCTGTAGCGTCCCGCACCCCTTCAACCACCGCATCGGAAAGGCTTTCGTGCGTGAACTTTGTGGCCTCCTGCTGTAGTTTCAAAACCTTCCGTTGAATCCACAACGCGGCGGTTCGCTCGTCAACGTTGAAATTCACTCCTCCATTTGGCCCACCGACCTTTTCGGCCATCCTCTTCGCCGCCATAAAATAGCCGCGCTTGATCCACTTCTCTGTCACTCGCCCGAAAAGGTTCTTTTCCTGGTCGAAATTAAAGAAATAGGCGATCTTGTCCTCGTCGGTCTTTATGTTCTTACCGTTTGAAGGGACGATCTGGTTTTCCACTTCTTTGAATTTTTCCATGACGCGCCTCGCCTGTGACTTAAAGAACGCCCGGAGGCTTGATTCCATGGCCTTTTCAATGTCCGCCGCGTGACGGTCAAACTTTTTCCATTCGAGGTCACGCGGTGTTTCATGTTGAAAAATCTTTGATTTAGAACCGTTGGACTGATTATCACCGTTCCCATCCGGTAAAGGTGTATTTGGATCGGTCTGTGGATATTGTGACGGCGGAACGTAATCCTTTGAAATATCGAAAGGCAGGTCAAGGGCTTCGACAACCTGTCCCAATGGGACCCCCATATTGACGTAAATCTGAGCGATGGTGGCTTTAGCTGTCTCATCGTCACGTAATGCTTCAACCTTTGAAAGGTCGGCCTGTATGATCGTCTTATCATCCCCGGTAATCTGCGCCGCCCGTAGCGTCATGGTAGATTCAAACTTCCTGATTTCAGGGATCATTGTTTGAGTCCAGAAAACTTTCGTCTGCTCTTTCATGTTTGAATAGTTTGCCTGGTCAAGGATCCCCACCATCGATT